TAGTTGTCATTACCAATAAGGTATAATATAATTAAGGCACAATTAAGGCAAGTATTAATTTATTTTACTGTGATATATTTGCAACAGTTAGATTAGAATTGTTTTAATGTAGGTTATGTGGTTGGATAAGTAAGTTAAGATTAAACATATAGATTAAAATTATTATAAAGTAATAGAGGTTAAGTTGCTATTCTAGTACATCAACAACATTGTTTCCAATGCGTATGTTATCGGTCAGTAGTATTGACCTATATATTTAAAGATTAATTAGATTACTATTGATAGCGATAAGTTATCACTAGTAATTTATCCAGGCAACCCTCCATTTTTGAAAAGCTATACCCCCCTATACCCCATAATGCGCCACGCATTATATATATATATATACATCGGAATTGAGGACACCCTTAGACAGACACACAGATTAACCCACACCCAAATATAAAAGCCTTTATACTTTAATTTTTTTTTTATTTACTATATCTAGTAGTATATGTGGGATTACATACAAGATGATTTAACTTCAGTCGTATTCGTTAGCAAAAAAGATAAAAGCCTAACCATTAAGATATATGGTTTTGAAGATAATGAAACCGCAGAAACCTTTGCACACTATACAATGAGCATCCTTAACTTTGATTACAATACAACTGGCTATAGTATGCCTAGCAAGATGATACACTAGATATGGATATTAAGATTCCTTATACACCTAGAAAACACCAAGCCTTTTTGCACAACAAAATTTCTAAAAACAGATGGTCTGTATTGGTTTGTCATAGAAGGTTCGGCAAAACAGTATGTATGATTAATCATTTAATTAGGTCAGCACTATTGTCCAAACAGAAGAACCCTAGGTTTGCATATATCTCGCCAACCTTTAAACAAAGTAAATCTATTGCTTGGGATTACATGAAACAGTTTACAGCGAAGATACCTTACACCAAGTTTAATGAAACAGAGCTAAGGGTAGATTTACCCAATGGTGCAAGAATAACCTTGCTTGGGTCAGAAAACTCTGACGGGTTAAGGGGTATCTACCTAGATGGATGTGTAATAGATGAATACGCCAATGTACATAGTAAGTTGTTTCCAGAGATTATAAGACCAGCATTATCTGATAGAAAAGGTTACTGTGTCTTTATAGGCACACCACAAGGTATGAACAATAACTTTTATGAACTCTACCAACACGCACAAGGTGCGGATGATTGGTTTAACTATAAAGCTAAAGCTAGTGAAACTAAAATTGTAGACGAAGATGAGTTGGTCAAGGCAAAAGAAGTAATGGGTGAGAAGAAGTACTTGCAAGAGTTTGAATGTGATTGGATAGCTAACATAGAAGGATCAATCTACAATGACACGTTAGTTAAACTAGAAGATGGTAAACAATTAACTAGAGTACCATACGACCCTAGCCTACCAGTATCTACCGCATGGGATTTAGGAGTGGCGGATCATAGTGCTATTATATTTTTTCAACAACTAGGTAAAGCCATTAATATTATAGACTACCATGAAGAACGTGGCGAAGGATTACCGCATTACATTCAGATGTTAAAACAAAAAGATTACGTTTACAAAGAACATTATGCACCACACGATATAGAAGTTACGGATTTTGGTAATGGTAAAACCAGAAGAGAGGTCGCCTATCAATTAGGTATAAGATTTAAAGTTGTACCAAAAATTCCACTAGAGGATGGCATACACGCAACTACCATGACCCTACCTAGATGCTGGATTGATACAGACCATTGCAAAAAGTTAATAGATGCGTTAAGACATTACCATCGGAAGTATATTGACAAAAATCGTATGTTCCGAAGTAAGCCTGTTCACGACTGGTCGTCTCATGCGTGTGATGCTATGAGATACTTAAGTGTAGGTTTGCAAGAAATTAGAACTGGACAAACTGCTCCGCAAGATATAGCAGATAATGAATATAGGATTTTATAATTATGGGTTTTTTAATGCCAAAAATGTCAATGCCAGCTTTACCTCCTGTGCAACCTTTGCCGACACCACCATCTACTGAAGTGTCTGCCGAAGAAAAACAAAGAATTGCAAGTGAACAAGCAAAGATAGAAAGAAAAAGAAAAGGTAGAAAATCGACTATTTTAACTGGATCATTAACACCAGAAGCAGAAGCTGAAATAGAAAAGAAAACTTTATTAGGATCATAATATGGGAGCAACTACAGCAAGAAATAAAAAATTTGCAACAAGAAATTTAAACCAACCAAGACCTGGTCAATTTACTGACAATAGAACTATAAGTAGGTTTGCGAATAAAGATTATCAAGCTGCTATGACAAAATATAAAAAAGACAACCCAGATTTTGCGATAAGAGAAGTAGAAAATGCTAGATTTAATTATGTTAAAAACACAGGTGGTAAATTAAGAGATGTTAAAACAGCGGGAGCTTATAAACAAATGTCTGAATCTACACAGGCAAAATATAAAAAAAGAAATCCAAAAGAATTTTCAGTAGGTTATAAATTAGGTAAACAAAGTATATTAGGATCATAATATGGGAGGAGTAGCAGCAATAGTAAGATCAACACCACAAATTTTTAAAAAAGTTAATGCTCCTACACCCGCACCCGCACCAACTACTGCTGAAGTTTCTCAAGCAACAGCAACTAGCATGGATGGATATGATTCAAGAAAAACAAAAGCGAGAGGTAGATCAATGACTATTATGACAGGAGCTAGCGGAATAAAAGATGAAACATTAACATTAGGTAGAAAAAGTTTACTAGGACAATAATGGCAAAAAAAACTTTTAGACAATTAATAAAACCTGTAACAAAAATTGCTACAAGAATAAGAAATAAAGCATATACTAAATCATATTCTAAAGGTACAAGAACTAAAGCAATAAAAAAATTTAGTTTAAACTATCCAAATTTAACAATTAATAAAAAAAGTTTACTAGGACAATAATGGCATCAACAGATTTAACAAAAAAATTATTATCTCGTTTTGATAGACTAGCAGGACAAAGACAAAACTGGGAAACACATTGGCAAGAAGTAGCAGATTATATGCTACCAAGAAAAGCAGATGTTACTAAAAGAAGAAGTCGTGGCGATAAAAGAATGGAACTTATATTTGACAGTTCCCCTTTACAAGCATTAGAATTATTAGCAGCATCATTACATGGTATGATGACTAATCCTTCTACACCTTGGTTTACTTTAAAGTTTAAAAACCAACAAGTCGACAATGAAGATGAAGCTAAAATTTGGTTAGAATCTGCAACAGATTCAATGTACACAGCATTTAACAGGTCAAACTTTCAACAAGAAATTTTTGAATTGTATCACGATCTTATTACCTTTGGTACAGCAGCAATGTTTATTGAAGAAGATGAGGAAGATTTAATTAAATTTTCTACAAGACATATTGATGAAGTTTACATTGCAGAAAATGACAAAGGTAGAATTGATACTATTTATAGAAGGTTTAAATTATCAGCAAGAGCTATCGTTCAGAAGTTTGGCGATAAAGTATCTCAAGATATTTTAACTATGGAAAAGAAAGACCCTTACCAAGAAATAGAAATTATACACGCAGTTTATCCAAGATCAGATTTTAATCCTAATAAAAAAGATAAAAAGAATATGCCATTTGAATCGGTGTATATGGAATACAAAAATAAAAATGAATTATCTGTATCTGGATTTAAAGAGTTTCCTTTTGTAGTACCAAGATATTTAAAAGCTTCACATGAAATCTATGGCAGATCACCTGCTATGACTGCACTACCAGATGTTAAGATGCTAAATGAAATGTCTAAGACAACTATTAAAGCTGCACAGAAACAAGTAGACCCACCTTTATTAGTTCCTGATGATGGTTTCTTATTACCAGTTAGAACTGTACCAGGTGGATTAAATTTTTATAGATCAGGTACAAGAGATAGAATTGAACCATTAAACATTGGTGCAAATAATCCATTAGGTTTAAACATGGAAGAGCAAAGAAGAGATGCTATTAGAGCTGTGTTCTATGTTAATCAACTTATGATGCAAGATGGTCCTCAAATGACAGCAACAGAAGTTATCCAACGTAATGAAGAGAAGATGAGATTGCTAGGACCAGTATTAGGTAGATTACAATCTGAATTATTAAAACCGCTTATTGATAGAGTATTTAATATTCTATTAAGAAACAATCAATTACCTGAAGCACCAGAGTTTTTATCTGGTCAAGATATAGAAATTGAATATGTTTCACCATTAGCTAAAGCACAGAAATCCACAGAGTTACAATCTATTATGAGAGCTATTGAAATACTTGGAAGTTTAGCTAATGTAGCTCCTGTATTTGATTATATTAATTTTGATAATTTAGTTAAACATTTAGCAGAGATTGTTGGTGTTCCACAAAAATTAT